AAGAAATACCTTTGTAGGATTCAAGATGAAGTTCAAAGACATGGAGATGGTTGGGTGTATACTGTCAGATTGATGTCTGATGACCCTCAAGCATTCTTGCCTGTTCAATATCTTAAACCAGGTCAGCAATGGTCTAAATTCTTCTCTCAATATGAAGAAGCTGCTGAACAATCAGGTTCTACCCAATACTCATTGCCTATTGCTTTGAGAAACAAAATGGGTAAATTCAGAAAGAAATATAAAGTAACTGACTATGCTTCTACTGAAGTATTGAGAGTTGCTATTCCAGACTCTAAAGGTAACTTCCACAAATCTTGGGTAAGATATGCAGAAGTTGAGTACTGGCAAGAGTGGTACAAAGAATTGGAAAGAGGTAGATGGTACTCAAGAAGTACTGATACTGTACTTGGTGCTAATGGTAGACCAGTAAGGTCTTATCCTGGTATTCAAGAACAACTTGAAGATTCTCATGTACATAGATATTCCTTCTTGACTACCAAGTTGATTGAAGAATATCTGATGGATATTTTCTATGGTAGAGTTAAACCTGGAAAAGGTAGAGCTATTAAAGGTTTTACTGGAGAGTATGGTATGTTGGCTTTCCACAGAGCAGTAACTGACTGGATGAACAAATCAGGCTTTATCAAGAATGTGGAAGTATTTACTAACAAAGTAAATTCTCCTTATACTGGTAATGCAGTAGGTTTGGAAGCTGGTTTCCAATTTGTAAGATACAACATGGCAAATGGTTCTTCTTTAGAGTTGATTCATAATCCTCTTTATGATGATAGAACTATCCACCATGAAATTGACCCTATTACAGGTTTCCCTGTAGAATCTCAAAGAATCACTTTCTTGGATTTCTCTGGAGAAAATGGAGGTAGCAAGTCAAATGTGAAAATTATGAACAAGGAAAATGGTTTTGCCTTTGGTTATGTTGAAGGTTTGTATGGTCCTTATGGTCCTTCTAAAGCAGGAAAAATGGCTCACTCTGGAGACTATTATGAAATGCACTGTAGAAAGGATGAGGGTATTCATATCCATGACATCACTAAGTGTGGAGAACTCATATTGTCAAGAGACTAATCTCACATATATTAAAAGGTAGGGTATTGGTTTACCCTACCTTTACAAAGTTTCTAAATAAATTTAATTAAAGGTAAAAAAGTATGTTAGTAGAAATTAATCCCATTGAGTTAAAGAGATGGCATGGAAAGACAGGGAAAGACAGCTTTACAAGAGCTAAAAAAATTCAAGCATTGATTGACCCTGAAACAATGCAGTACAAGACAGGTTTGGATAATATGTCAAAAACATATACCCATCCTAAAACTGAAGAACAAGTTACAGAGTTGGAATATTATGGTGCAATTATTGGAAAGGATTTAAGTCCTTTAGCATCAGATAAACCACATGAATTTTGGGACAGTAACTTGGCAGTAGTGAAGTTAGAGAACAACACTATTTTCTTGAACACAGATAATCCTTTAGATTATATCAAATGGAAAATCTGTAAAGCTTCTAAGTTTGTAGCCAATTCAATGAAAGAGTATGATGAAGGAATGTTTCCAGAAGCAACTCATGTTATCTTTGATGAAGCTGAAGAAATTGAAGCTAAAGCAACTAAGGTAGAGTTGAGAAAGAAAGCTACTATTGAATGTAGTAAATTGTCTTTGAGTAAGAAAATTCAAGTAGTTATGATTCTTGGAGATAAGAACTTGAAAAATCAATCTTCTGACTTTGTAGAAGTAGAAATTGATTCTCTTATTCAGAAAAGAGCTGGAGATGTATTGGAAATCATTAATAGAGATGATGAAGATACTGCTCTTCATGCAATGATTTTGGAAGCTCTACAAAAAAGTGTTCTTAGAAAAACTGGTCATAAGATTGTATATTTTGATTCTGTCCTTGGTGGAGAAGTAGTTGATGTAGTTGATTACTTGAAGAAACCAGAGAACCAGGATTTGAAATTAAGACTTATGTCTCAATTAAATCCAAAATAAAATTAGATTATGAATATATCAGAGATGCACTATGACTTTAAGAAAAAACTTAATAAAGTTGATTCTGAACAGAATAGAAATCTTTTAGTACCAGAGATTGACTGGGCTTTGAATGAAGCCCAGGAACTCTTTATTAAATGGATTGCTGAACCAAGACAGAGAAGTTATATGGGTTTTGAAAAAAGTCAGAGAAGCATTGATGATATAAGGACTTTAATAGAATCAGACAAAGTACTCCTTATTGATAATGGAGTAGCCCCACTTCCATCAGACTATCTTTTCTTTGTGAAAGCAGATGTTCTTATGGATAAGGGCAACTGTAAGGGAGTAAAAGGTAGGCTACATATAAGGCAGCATGATGATGAATTTGAAAATAGTCCTTTTGATAAATCTAATTTTGAATGGAGAGTAGTAAATGGCTTATTCATTACTGAAGGGGTTAAAGTATTTGATGATGGCACATTTACAAACAAGCAGATTATTATGAGTTATATAAGGAAACCCAGGTATATCCATAATGCTGCTGCTTTTAGAAATGGTACTTATCATCTTCCATCTGGAGCTGAATTGACAGGAACAAATGACTGTGAACTTCCTGAACATACACACAGAGAAATTGTTGATATAGCTGTAGCTTTGGTCTCTGGAGAATTACTTTCTCCTGACTATCAAGTAAAGCTCAGCAAATTAAATTTTAATGAATTAAAGTAAAAAATTATGTCAAGAAACAATGATGTTTTTAAAGTGTTGGTTGCTAAGACTGCTATGACAGCAGCAAACCAACCATTAGACTCTTTAGTCCCAGGTCAGATAGGAGTTTTCAATTCTGAAACAAATCTATCTGTAGATGTTGCAAATCCTCCCAAAGAATTTTATTTAGCTGTTGGAGTGGATAATTCTGGTTCTGGTACTCTTGAGGATATTAATAAATCTGCTGGACAGATGATTCAGAGAGGAAATATCAGATATTACAATGGGCAACCTTACACTCCTGGACAACCAGAAGTTGTAGAAATCTCTGATTTTATTGCTAAATGTGATACTGAATTTGCCATTAAATTGGAGTTCAGAAATCAAAAAATTTATAACCTTCAAGGCTATAATCAATTCTCTAAAACCTATGTGGTACAAGCACCTTGTTGTGGTGGAGAATGTGACCCATGTCCTCCAGCAGATGGTAATGAATTGGTAAAATTATTTGTTAATAGTATTAATGCAGATAAAGATGGTTTGGTTATAGCAGAAGCTATTGACCCAACTTCTAATGCTGTAATTGCAGACTTAGATACTTTTATTGCAACTAATAAAACAGTTAATACTGATGATGATTTTACTAATGATGTAGTAGCTAAAATCAGATTAACTACTCAACCTCTAAATGTTTATAGATTCTGTGATATTAACCTTATGTACTTCAAACCAAGAGAGACTGTATTGATTGCTTCTCTTACTGCTGGTTTTGATTGTGCTGGTACAGTAACTGTAGTTCAAGATGTTACCTTTGAACAAGGCTCTGGTTATGATGTAAGACAAAGAGAATATAAGGCTGGTGGCTGGAATGGCAGACCTGGACCTTATAGAGTGTCTGAACTTAATGGTGTAGCCTCTAGTGGCTTTAGATATTTTTCAGAAACAACCAAGAAATATCATAGAGTTAATCTTACTTATGATTTATTCTCTATTGGTGGTTGGCAAGAATTTCTTAACAATGTAGCTACTGAAATCTATTTTGAAGAAGCTGATGTGGCTGGTTTAACAGATTTTCTTGGTGTCCTAGAAGCTGTCCTTCCTACTGGTTTTGAATCTCAGATTTCTAAATTTTAGAAAATAAATTAAGATAAAGAAGAGGATTTTTAATTTTCTTCTTTATCTTTAATAATTAATAACAATGTGGTATCAAATAGAAAGAGAAAAAAACATTTTTAAAGTTATTAATATACACACAGATAGTATATCTATAACTCTATTTTTTACTGAATCCTGTGATATGGATGATAATTATGAGATATGTCAATCTGAAGTTGTCTTATTACCAGGAGAAGAACATACCTTTATTCTACCAGATACTGATGGACTCTACAAACTTGTAGTAACAAATGAACAAGAGCAATACCAACAAACATATATACCACAATATAATAAAATACTATCTTCTTTAATAGAAGATATGGAGTACATTCTTTGTGGTTGTCATTGTATTGATTGTGAAGATTGTGATGGTCAGGAAGAAGATGTGTTACCAGTATTCTTAAAAATGCTTTCTTATATTCTTATTAATAAAAATAAGTATGAAAAGACTTTAACTAATTCTGCTAAATGTATTGAATGTGAGATTCTTAATGCTAATCTTTGTTATATTTTGCATGAAAATATACAAGGTAATGCTGAAAATAAGAGACTTATGAAACAAATTATAGCTTATTACTATCTTGTCTTTTATTATACTGATTTACTTAATGAGAATGATGAAAGGTCAATTCAAGATAGATATAACTTTAAAAAGATTTATTCGTGTATAAAAAAGTTAGGTTTAAGTATAGAATGTATTAGAATAAATGCAGAGAGTTATCCATAAATAAATAAAAGAAATAAATATAAAAAATAAAATTATGCTTATAGAAAATATAAATCGTCTTTTAAAACAAAATAAATATTTGTTTGAAAGTCTAAAAGATAAAGCTAATAAAGCTACCACATTAAGTGGTTACGGAATAGCAGATGCTTATACTAAAACAGAAATAGATAATAAAGTATCAATAGTTTTTAGATATAAGGGTGTAGTTTTTAGATATAAGGGTAGTGTATCAACATATGTTGATTTAACTGCTTTAACAGGAATGACAATTGGGGATGTTTATAATGTCACTGAAACTGGTGATAATTATGCTTGGACAGGTACTGAATGGGATAAATTAGCTGGTGAAATTGATTTAAGTGCTTACTTAACACTTGTTGATGCTTCAAATACATATGAAACAATTGCAAATGTTAATTCATTAAGTACTATTGTTAGTGGCAACACTGAAGATATATCAGATTTACAAACAGATAAAGCTGATAAAGCAACTACATTAGCAGGTTATGCTATTACAGATGCTTATACAAAGACTGAAATTGACAATAAAGTTAGTGCAGTTTACAAATTCAAAGGAAGTGTAAATACTTATGCAGACCTACCAGCTACAAATCAAGTAGTTGGAGATGTATATAATGTCAATGATACTGGAATAAATTATGCATGGGATGGTACTGAGTGGGATAATATTGGTGGTATTGAACCTTTGGCTACTGACACTAATAATGGTCTTATGAGTAAGGAAGATTTTAGCAAACTTGCTGGAATTGAAGCTGGTGCAGAAGCAAATGTAAATGCAGATTGGAATGCAATAACTGGGGATGCACAGATATTAAATAAACCTACTACTATATCTGGATATGGTATTACAGACTCTTATACGAAGACTGAAATAGACACAAGTTTTGAAAATCATAAAACCTATTCTAACGTCACTCATGAGGATTTGTTAGCTTTAATTAGCAACAATGAATTAGTTCCTAATTCAAGTTATAGAATAACAGATTATACAACAACTACTGTTCAAGCTGATACACAGTCAGCAGGACACAATTTTGATGTTATAGTAACAGCTTTAAGTACTAATGAATTATCAGAGATAGCAAGTGCTGTTCAACATGATGGCGATACCTATTTTGCAAACTCTAATTTAGAAGCATGGGAGATTAAGTATTGCATTAATAATGACACAAGCAAGTTTGCTTGGGCTGATGCTGTAAATGGTAAAGGTGTTATTTATTATATGAAAGATGAATGGGGTAATGAATGTCCTTATGACTTCAAAAATATTCAATATCAAACAAGAGCACTATTTAAGTATAGTCAGTGGGGTGATAACTATACTTTTAGAAGAGATTCCAGCTTAGATACGATAATTGAGGATGTTCAGTATTATGGTTATGTATGTGTCAGTATTCCTAGTTCGTGGTCATCGAATACTTGTTGGCTTAGAGACAACCCAGCAACAACTGCCTCCGTAATGTACAATAGTTCAGGTAGTGCTATAAATTATGGTGGAAATATAACTGCTGTTAGTAATGAAAACTATGACGTTTATACATTTAGTAAAACAAAAACAGCATCAGAAGATTTTGATGTCAGTTTGAATGGATTATTGTATTATTGCTACAATAATACTATTAGACCTTATTTTACAACTCAAGAACATAAACAAGTGTTAAATCGAATAACCTTTGTTGGGTGGAATACAGGTAGGAATGGACTGTATTGTTTTGGCAACACCTTTGAAAATAATTGCTACGATAACACATTTGAACAGGACTGCAATTCTAACACATTTGGCAATGAGTGTCAATCTAACACATTTGGTTATAGCTGCAATTCTAACACATTTGGCAATTCCTTCCTTTATAACACATCTGGTCATTACTGCCAGAATAACACATTTGAAAATAACTGCAAGTCTAACACACTCGGCAATGGTTTCAATTCTAACACACTTGGCAATAGCTTCAATTCTAACACGTTTGATTATGGCTGCAAGTATAACACGTTTGGCAATGAGTGTCAATCTAACACATTTGGTAATAACTGCAAGTATAACACGTTTGGCAATAACTGTAGTTATAACAATTTTTATACTGGGACATCTGGAACTACAAAAAAGAACTATATTCAATATATAGTTTTAGAGGATGGGTGTAGTTATAATAATTTTTATTCAGAATTAACAACAAGCTCTTCATCTTACTTACAAAGAATAAGAATAAAAGGGTTACAAAATACTACAGCAACAG